TCGAGATCGAATACCCCTGGCGCTTGGCCTCGACAACGAGCTTGCGCACAACTTCGTTGATGCCCTTCTTGTTGAGGTTCTCAACGATCTTCATGGTCTTGCCGTTGAGGAACCGCACGATCTCCTTGCGTCCGATTTCGAAATCGAACGGCTTCCCCGCCTCGCGGATGTGCCGCTCGATCATGGGGCCGAGGGACACGGCGAGCTGCTTGTAGTACTTGCTCGCCATGGCGGCCAAGTCCTTGTCGAACTCTGGCGCGAGCTTGAGGAAGTCCGCAGGCAGGTCGGCGATCGCGCCATTCCAGCCATCGAGCTTGGCCTTGAGCCAGCGCTTGACGCGGTTGAGGTAGATGCGGGCCGACTCGTTGAACCTCCGTTCGATCGAGTTGCGGCGCGCCTCGCGTTCCTCCCATTCCTTAAGCTGTCGCGGCGTATGAGGAAGCTTGCGGGTAATGACGGCGAGGGCGGACTTTTTCGGCTCGTCCGTCGAGTTGTCCGCTGCCGGCGCGTCGGGATCCGTACCCGCTGGCACCAGGCCAATAGGGATGTACCCGTCGTCGCCCCAAGGCTGATCCTGGAAACCAAGCGCGAGCACGCGGTTGATCTCGTTAAACGGGACCCCGATGTTGAAGAACTGTCCCGCGATGATCGCCTTCTTCTCGTAGTCTTCTTGCAGCGCCTCGACACCGCTCAAGTCGAACGAACTCCATGTGGACCCACAGTTGTACGGCATGAAGAAGTGCGAGTAGAGTGTGTCCTCGATCATCTTGAGGCGCGGCTTGACCGTGTCGGTCCAGAAACCCTTCTCGACGGCCTTATCGAGCGCCTTGTCGAGGTGCTCGAAGATCCCGAGCTTGTTGGGTGGCACGGCAAAGCAGGACGCGATCTTCTGCATGTCCCACTTGGCGAGCTCGACAAAGCACATGTCATCGTGCGACAAGGAGATCGGATCGAACTTCGAGCCACCAGAGAGCGCCGCAATGTTGAACGAATTCTTGACGCCCTTGTGCTTGCCGAACCACCTGGCCTTGAGCTTTTCCCATTCGGAATCGCTTATGTTCCCGGGCGACGTGATGATGCCGCCAGGGATCGCGCTGTTCTCAAAGAAGCTCTTGTTGTACTGCTCGGCGGCGTAGTCCTGATCAGCCGTCAGGCGTGCAACAGTGAGCGGCGCCAGCCCCCAGATCATGCTCGTGGGATTGAAGTTCCTGAAATGCAGGACTTGATATGTCTCGAGACGAATGTCGCGACCGCCGTCGATGCGATAGGTCCAGTAGTCGATCGACCACATGCCCGGGCGGAACACCGGCCGGAAGTTATCCGGGCCAAACACGAAGATCTCGATCGGATCTTCAGTGGGTGAGCCGCGCTTGAGCACCCACATGGCGTTGCCATGCAAGTCAAGCAACGATGAGGTTGCCTCAATGAGCTGGTAGCCAGACCACAAGTCGTTCGGCCGAGCGAGCAGATCATAGAGCGGCCCGCCTTCGATCACGCGCGGGTCCTTTCCGGTGCCCATGTAGATCCGCAGCGGCGTCCCGGCAACTGCTGTGGCGATCGCGCGCACCGCGGCATAGACCCACACGACTTGCGTGTAGGGGTCCTGCAGCTTCTCGGTATCACCGAGGAACTTCGCCAGTGGGATCTTCGCATTCGACGGGCCGGGCAAGTGGAAGTATTCCGTGGGGACGGCGCGCTCACCGATCCTCTTTGCCAGGCCCTGCAGAACGTGTGCAACAGCAGTTCGTACACTCATCAATCGTCAAAAGTCCTGAAGCTGAAGGTCGGCGCCGTCGCGCCGCGATACGCCACCGTCGTGCCGTCGACCTGGTCGTCGTGCCCCTTGCCGTCACCGCAAAACGTGCACACTTCGTCGAGGTAGGCCGAGTTCCACGCCCCGCGCAGGAGGTAGACCTTCCCGGCCTGCGCCTTGCTGGCCACGGGCAGGGCGTGCGAGAGCTTGTCGCGTGCGACCTTGACCTCGCTGATCACGTGGTTCCCGAGCTCGCGAACCTCATGCAGTTTCTGGATCGCCGCGAGCTGGAACGCCACTGACTCGATGCACACCTGCGCCTGGGGACCGTCGAGAAGCGCGGTCTGGATGATCACGCGTTCGGCGGCAGGCCACTCCCAGCGGCCACGCACCACGTCGAGTATGTAGACGTCCTGCTCGGCCGTGATCCCGATCAGGACACCTACCGTGTAGTCCGAGGTCGTCTTCGTCGTGCAGGCAAGATCCCAGCCGCGGTACATGACCGCGAACTCGGGTGCCTGATCGACGACCTTGAACCACTCGCGGTGGAAAAGCGAGCCCTCAGGTTCGCAGAACTCGCCGGCGAGTTCCTGCCTGGCGTACCAGCCAACGCCGTAGGCTGTCTGCAACGCCTTCTTGTAGTCCGCGGCAGTGAACTCATTATCCTTCATGTGTGACGTGAAGAGCTCGTAGTCGGGATCCTGCGCGACAACGAATCGATCGTGGATCCAGCCCTTGCCTCGCGGCGTCGTCGTGAGCCACGCGCGCCCCATGCGCCCATGCTCACGCAACGTCGCGATGAGGATCTTCCATGCCTGGTCGCCGTCGGCGACGTGTGCCGCCTCGTCCATCCAGACCCATGACGTGCTAAGCCCGCGTAGACGCTGGATGTGCTCGACGTTGCTGGCGCTGCGGAAGAGGATCCGAGAGCCATTGATGAGATCCGCAGCCATGTCCGAGCGATTGAGGTGCGCGAGCAGCGGCCCCGCGAGCTCCTCGAACACCGGGAGCACGTCGTCGGTCACCATCGGGTAGGTAGGGGCGACGATCGCACCAATGCAGCGCCGGCGCCCAGCCTCGGCCAGCGCGGCGTAAGTGCCGGCGTACGTCTTCCCCGAACCGCGGCCGCCAACGAAAGCACGGAAGGTCGCCGGCGAGGCTAAGAATGGGAGCTGCTTCCGGCCGACGGTGCGCCGCCCACGCAGACCCGAGAGGCCGAGCATGGGCACGAGGCCGATCATTCGTCGCCTCCCTGCTCGGGTACCGCCGCGGGGATCTCCACGGGTGGCTCGGGCGGCGACTCGAAGACGAATTCCCAGCCGGGGCCGAAGCTCGTCTGCAACCGTTCTGGGACTTTGCCGTCGATCCGGTCGAGGATTTCGCGGAAGAAGTTGAATTCGGCGTTCTCCGCGGCCAAAAGAGCGATTTCCATGAGCTGGTCGGCGCGCGTCTGCGTGGAGCCCTCGGACATCGGTTGACGCAGCAGATCCTTCAGGATCGTCGTCAACGAGAGCGCGCCCTTCGGCCTGCCTGACGGATTCCCCGACTCGCCCGGCAGAAAGTACCCGCGCTCATCGCGCTTGGGAGGATCATGTTTCCGCGAGTTTAGCTCGACTTCGGAACGTTCGTCCACCATGCCACTACTACTACTACACGCAGTCGTGGTAGTCAACTAAAATATCTATGGGTAGTGGTTGGAATTATCAATACACTATAGATAGTGTCTCGGCGCGCGAGCGTCATGCGCGCAGCCATAGAGCGCGGAGACGAGATCGCGTCCGACGGAGCCATGCGTGCCGAGTACCGCCGCATGGATAGGCTACGGGAGCAGCACGTCAGCGCGCACGTCGAGGCGCAGGCGGACGGGGAGGTGTAGCCATGCTGACCGTGATCCAGCTCGCGGCACGCCTGGGCTGCTCGGTGCGTCGGGCCCAGGAGCTCTGCGCGGCGGGGCTGCCCGGCGTGGTGCAGCTTGGCCGCGCGTATATCGTGGCTGACGAGGACGCCGCGGTCGCGGCCGGCAGCACGCGATGCACGCGACGCGGCCGCAAAGCGCGGCAACCGTAGGTGCGCGCCCATTCAACCATTGAACGTTAAATTTATCGCCGAGGATAGCGCCACGACACCTAACGATTTCCGACAATTCCAATTGCCTTCACCGCGTTAAAATCAAAATATGCTACCAGGATGTGAGTACTGCGATCCCACGCAAACTCATCTGTCAACGCGCCGGGTCTAAATCCACCAAACGCCATGTCAAAACGCATTCTGTTGCGACCGCTAATCACCGATTGCGGTGCACCCAACAGCTCGATACATTGGGCAGCAGTCATGCCCAGCGTGACATCGAGAGGCACAACTTTTCCGCTCGCGTCATGACGGTAGCTATGGTACGTCGCGACCATCTCTGCGCTCTCGCGGAGAGGGATTGAACATCCCACACACAACATCGACACAAAGAGCAGCACCTTACGCATGGTTCGTCCTTTCTGCGTCAATACGATTTATCGCCTGCTTCGTCTCCGATGCGTTCACGCGTCGGTAGTATTTCATCATCGTCCGCACGTCTTGGTGATCGGACAGCGCCATCGCTACCTCAAGATCCACGTGCACGCGTCGCGCCAGCGTCACAAACGTGCGCCGCAGATCGTGCTGCTTTATGCCGTCGACGCCAGCGTCCTTGCGTATGCGTGACCAAATACGGCGTGCATAGGTGCCGAAAATCTTGCCCGCCGCCTGGACGTGATCGCCCAACCACTTGTACATCGACGGCGCTATCGGCTGGTGGTACTCACGTCGGCTCTTAAGCATCGACGCTGGTATGCGCCACATGCACGCGGGGAGATCAACGTGCGGCCACTCAACGTGCGACGCCAGGTGCGAGCGGAATCCGGTGGTAAGAAGGCACAGCACATACCCATATGCTCGCTCGGATACGCGCGCCGCGGCGGCAAGTAGTCGTTCGTCTTCACCGGCGTCGAGCACGCGCGGCGTAGACATCGGCTCAGGCATGCGTAGTCGGCGCGATACGGGACTGCGCGTGATCATACAGCGCTCGACACACCACGAGAAAAACAGCCGCAAGAGGCGCAGATCGAGGTTCACGGTTCTCGGCGCTTTGCCGTCGCATACCTTGCGCATGATGTACTGCGTTACCACGTCTTCCGTTATCGCGGACACCGACAATTGGCCGTACTCTGCAGTCCACCGCCTGGCGGCCGATCGCAGGCACTCGCCGTATCTGCGACTGTGTCCTATCGATGTCTGCTCTACCCACATGCGAATCGCCTCGGCCGTCAGCACGTTCGACGGTGCCGGCGTTCTTGTCCCGGTGATCACCTCAAGCTGCCAGCGGTGCACGATGGCCTCTGCCAGTTCTCGATCTGCAAAGCCGGTGCATTTCCAAGTGTTGTGCGCGCCGTCCACCACGCGCACGTAATATTTTTCACTCAACCGCCCCCTCCACGTCATCCGTCTGATATCGCCATATCGCGTCATGCGCACTCCCTCCCTCGTCTAGACGCTGATCACACGGTGACTGCCATCCACCATACCGGAAAACGCATTCACACTCAATATATTTTTTACTTTTAACCACGTATTGCTGTTGACAATCGTCATGGATTCCGATAGATTGAGTACGTGTGCGGTGGACACGTACGCGCAATAAGCGCGACGCCGCACGGGAGTGTAAGAGAGACAGGAGGCCGCGCGGTGATCGGCGATCGCATCCGGAACAAGCGTACGCGACTTGGGCTATCGCTACGCCAACTTTCGTCCGCGGTTGGCTGTTCACCGTCGGCGCTGTCGCTTTGGGAATGCGGCAAGCGCACGCCTGGCGCGTACTGGGTGCACGTACTCGAGCGCGAGCTTGGGTATAACGCCGGATCGCTCGCTAGACGTATCCAGCCGCGAAGGGAGGTTTCATGCAAGACGGGTGGTTCGGATCACGCAACAGATCCTGGAACGCGGACGCGATCGAGCGCGAGCGAGCAGACGTAGCGCGACGCGAGACGGCGCTGGAGCGCGAGTACGCGCAACTGGACGCCGAGCGCGAACGCAAGGAAACGGAAGAGCGCCAGTAGGCGCAGAAGGAGTGGATCATGAGTAGGACGATCACGGCTGAAGAGGCGAAGGCTGCCCGCGAGGCGCTCAAGACGTATCGCGCGGCGGAGGCTGCGGCGCTTGCCGCACGCAAGGCACGGCGAGAAGAACGCGCCGAGGCGATAGCACAGCACCGCGAGGCTATCGAGCACACGCAACACCAGATCGAGGTTTGTCGAGAAAGCCGCGACGCATACGCCGCTGCCATACGCGGTGTGCGCATCGAGATCTGCGAGCGGCAAGAGAAGATCGTCGAGATCGAGAAAAAAGACGCCGCCGAGGGTGAATTGCTGCGGCTCGCGTACTCAACAAGAAGCGCGGCTGTCTTTGCGCTACGCAAGCTCAACGCCGAGATCCGCGGCGACAACGGCGACGACACGGACGCGGCCGACGCTGAGGCGCTCGTGTGCGAAGCAGAACACGCACGCGATATGCGCGAGGGGAGGTAGCCATGACAAACGAAAATAGTCTTGAGTCGCTCGCTGCTACCGGCGGTAGCGCATGGATGGCGGTAACGCACTACGCGGCGCTGTCGCAGCTCGCCACCGCGATGGTGCGTGCCGGGATCGCGCCGCGCAACATGAGCGTCGAGCAGGCGCTCGGCGTCATGGCGTACGGACTCGAACTCGGCCTTGGCCCCGTTGCGTCGCTCAACTCGATCGCGTTCATCAACGGCAGGCCGACGATGTACGGCGATGGCATATCGGCTCTGCTGCTGCGATCCGGCGAGTGCACAGATATCCAAGAGGAGAAGTCTGGCAGCGGCGACGACATGGCAGTCACCGTCACGCTGGCACGCCGCGGCGTGACGACGCGGTTCACGCGTCGGTTCTCGGTAGCCGACGCCAAGACGGCCGGGCTCTGGGGTAAGGCTGGCCCGTGGACGACGTACCCCGAGCGCATGCTGCGGTGGCGTGCGTTCGGCTGGGCGGCGCGCGACGGGTTCTCTGACGTGCTGCGTGGACTCTGGACACGCGAAGAGGCGCAAGACATCCCGGCCGTCACCGTGGACGCTGGCGCGGCAACAGTGCGGACGGCGACGCCGGTTGTCGATGCGAACACCGCGCCGTGGGATGTCGCACCCGGCCCGGTGCCCGTCGCCAAGCCCGCGCCGGCCGCCACGCTTACGCCCGAGCAGACGCAGCTGCGCACCGAGCTGCTGTACCTGGCGCACGGCGACGGCAGCGAGGCACGCAAGTTGCTCGCAGGGTTCGGCCAGCGCAATGGCGGCACTCCGCCACGTTCGGTGTCGGAGATGGATGCGGAATGGGTGACGTCCACGCTGCGTGCGGTGGAACCCGCGTACCACGTCGCCATGCGCCAGGCTGAGGACATGGCCGTCGTGGATCAGCGCGCGAAGGAAGGACGTGCGGCATGACAGAAACGCTGCAGACGCCACAAGTCCCCACCGCCGTGATCGCGCTGGACGAGCAGCATCTATTTCGACTTGCCATTCTCGCCATCATGACATGCCGGGACCAGGACATCGGATTGCTGCGCAACCAGGCGCGCGATGTGCTTGCGGGCGCGCTGTCGCCGATGGACTTTGCCGACGTGCTCGAGTATTTCGGCGGCCACGACTCGTACGTAACGTCACTGCGCGAGACGTTGCGCAGCAGTGCATGATCCACTCCTTTGTGGCGGCCGGCGTCGTTACCGCCATTACACGCCGGCCGCCTATCTTGCGAGTGTGGGTTGAGGAGATCAGGTTCTTAGGAGAGAAGGAAAGAGATAAATGGAAAAGAAAGCAATAGATATCGCGGCGTGGGTTGGGTTTATCGGTTTCTGCGCGCTCGGCGTCGCGGCGGCGTATGCGTACACGACGCTGCCGAACGCGGCCGCAGCTGACGACGGCGCGATCAGCGGTAAGGCGAGCTGGTACTCGCGCGCTGAGTGCGTGAGCAAGTCAAACCCGAATGCTCTCATGGCGAACGGGAAACCGCTCAATGACGCGGCTCTTACATGTGCCATGTGGGATGTACCGTTCGGCACACGCGTCGTGGTGCGCAGCGGCGATCGCTCGGTGACGTGCACCGTAACCGATCGCGGCCCGGCCAAGCGGCTCGTGCGCAGCGGACGCGTCATCGATCTGTCGCGTGCGGCATTCCAGCGCATCGGCGATCTGCGTGCCGGGTTGATCCCGGTGACGGTTGAGGTGCAGCAATGACACGCGAGAACCGCAAGGACATGAGCGCCATGTGGGCGCGACTCGACAACTTGGAAGAGATCGTGAACATCATCGTGGGGAAGCTCGAGATCGATCTGGTGGCGGAAGCCGTAACTGATGAGGAACTCGTTGATAGGGAAAGCGAGGTGTAGTGATGCAGAACGTCGTGATGGTTATTTGTCTGTGCATGGGTGGAGCGTTGCTGTACATGAACCGCGACGAGCTTGCGCGGTTCATTCCGCCGCAGGTGCGCGAGAGCGAGCGCGTGCAATACGTAGAGCGTGAGTCCGCGCCGCAGTCGATGACGTGGCTGGAGGAGTGTCGCCTGTACTCGATCCAGTCCACCGCTGATAGCCGTGCGCGGCGGCAATACGAGTGGGAGGCGACTCAGGGAATGCGGCCGACCGGCATCCAGGATATCGACGACGCGCAGGTAGCGTCCACGCGGCTGGACATGATGGATCGCGGTTTCTGGCCGAAGCGCTGGCGCGACAAGAGCGACGAGGGCCATCGCTGGACGGAAGGCAGACGAGATAAGTCTGGGCCGAGCGAGGAGCGCGTCGGTGCGTCTGAGTCGAAGTCGCCGGCGTGGGCTGGCAAGCCGCTCGGCGTCGGAGAGGACGAACGCGAAGAGCCGCAGCGTGGTAGCGGCGTCAGTACGGGCAAGGCAATGAGTAGGTTTCTGTTTGGCACGCAGGACGAGAGGTTGTAAGTAACGCGCGCTTGCGTACCGCGCTCGGATGGTAAAGAGAAAGGCGAGGAAATGACTGACGTTCGCATCGACAAGGAATTCGCGGCGCTGATACCGCCGCTGACCGACGAAGAACTCGCAGGACTCGAAGAAAACATCCTGCGCGATGGAATCCGCGACGCGCTCGTCGTCTGGCAAGGCGAGGGTCTTCTGCTCGACGGGCACAACAGGTTCGCTATCGCTCAGAAGCACAGCGTCACGTACCGCGTCAAGCACCTGGAGTTCAAGACGCGAGACGAGGCGAAGGCGTGGATGATCTCCAACCAGCTCGGGCGGAGGAACCTCACGCCGGATCAGGCGAGCTACCTGCGCGGGAAGGAATACGAACTGACGAAGAAGGCGCAGGGCGGCACGGGCGCGAACCAGCACACAGAGCAGAGTGGTAATAGCTGCCAGTCTGCGACGGCACAGAAGCTGGCCGACAAGCACGGCGTCAGCGAGAAGACGATACGCAACGACGCCGAGTACGCGCGCGCCGTGGACGAGCTCGAGGAAGTCGCGCCTGGGTTGCGCGCGAAGGTGATGCGCGGTGAGGGGCCAGCGAAGAAGGTGATCGTCGAAGCGGCGAAGCTGGAAGACAAGGAAGAGGCGAAACGGCTCGTCGATACCACGCCGCACGTTGCGCACAACAGTGGAAACAACGAGTGGTACACGCCAGAGGACATCGTCGAGGCTGCGCGTTCGGTGCTCGGACGCATTGATCTTGATCCGGCGTCATCGGCCACCGCCAATTCAGTGGTAAAAGCCAAGAAGTTCTATACCACAGACGACGACGGGCTCTCTATGGCGTGGGAGGGACGCGTGTGGATGAACCCACCGTATGCGTCCGATCTCGTGTATAGGTTCTGCGAGAAGATCACCGCCTGTGTAAAGAACGGCGCGATACCAGAAGCCGTAGCGCTCGTGAACAATGCCACCGAGACGAAGTGGTTCCAGCTCATGTGTAGCGTGGCGTCGGCGATATGTTTTCCAGCAAGCCGCATCAAGTTCTGGCATCCAGAGAAGACGCAAGCCGCGCCGCTGCAAGGCCAGGCAATTTTGTACTTCGGGAAGAACTCGAGGAAGTTCTACGCGTCGTTCATCCACATGGGAACTATCGTCGATGTCAGAAGTTAGTCGTTGTTTCGACCAACAATATTCTTTCGGCTTTATCGCCGAGAGCGCTATTGCGAAGTGGCTGCAAAGTCGAGGCGCAATAATTCTTCCCGTCTACGAGAAGATGGTGGACGACAAAATAGGTCCGCGTGTCTTTTCCGCCGAGAGAAACTACGTTGCGCCAGACATGCTTGTTTACTCGCACGGTAAGTTCAAGTGGATTGAGGTGAAGCACAAGAGCGCGTTCAGCTGGTACCATATTGGCTGTTGTTGGGTAACGGGAATTGATCAACACCACTTCCGTGACTACCTTGATCTGCGAAAGGCGCTCAACACACCCGTGTGGTTACTTTTTCTGCACGAGTACGGTGTCGCTAAAGATACCCCGACTGGCATGGTGAGTCCAACTGGATTGTTCGGAGATGAACTGCTCGTGCTCGCCGCGAAGATCAATCATGTCAGCGAACGCTACGGACGACACGGCATGGTGTACTGGAAGCACACTGATCTTCGGAAGGTAGCTACTCTGCGCGATGTCTTGGGCGCTCTTGAGGTGTCCGCGTGAGGAGGTAGACGCGTGGATGGCGACGAAGAGATAAGTGAAGAAAGGAAATAGATGAGCGCGACAAAGAAGTTGTATCCATGGTTCTGGTTTTACCCGGCTGACTTTCTGTCGTCACAAAAAGTGCGCGTGATGAACTCGTCAGAAGTCGGCGCGTACTTCACGCTGCTGTGCTACGCGTGGATGAATGACCCACCAGCGCATCTTCCAAACGACGAGGACCACCTGCGAGAGCTGTGCAGGATGACGCCGGACGAGTGGAGCGCTGCACGCAAGCATATCATGGCGTGCTGGAAAGAGACCGATGACGGCAAGTTCGTCTACAACCAACGGTTGCTATTGGTGCGGGAGGATGCCGAAGCGTTCAGCTCACGGCAAAAGGCACGCGTAGACAAGCGCTGGAAATACCGGATCGATACCGGATCGATACCGGATTATACCGGATCGATACCGGATTATACCGGATCGATACCGGATTATACCGGATCGATACCGGATTATACCAGAACACATTCATCTTCACATTCACATACAGACAAGGCAGACACCGCACCCGGTGATGCTAGCGTTCTAGGCGCGGCACCCGCCATAGAAGACCCGGCGTGTGTGGTGTCGAGCGGCCTTGCCATGGAATTCGTGACGGCATGGAACTCTCTCGGCGCACCCTTCGCGCACCTCAAGAGCCTAGGACCGCGCCAGAACGCATTAGCGGCTTGCTGGCGCGACGCGACGTTCCGCGAGTCTTGGGACGCAGCCTTGCGCCGCATGGCCGCCAGCGCGTTCTGTAGTGGCTGTGGCGATCGCGGCTGGGTAGCTGATGTTGGCTGGTTTCTCAAGCCAACGACGGTACACGAGCTGATGGAAGGCAAGTACGACAACCGATCACCGGCCGTGGCCGTGGCGTCGGTGAAGCCAATTTCTGGCCGGCGCAGCGAGATGAACGAAAGCGACAAATGGAAGGACGTGGTAGGCGCATGAACACGCAGAAACCAAGAGACGACGACGGGATTGAGCACAGCGTTGGTGACGCGATAAATATATTCCGTTTGATGCGAGACAACGCGCCGGCCGCGGCGCCAGAGTCGTCCGAGCCACCGACAGCTGAGGACTACGCAACGACGTGCATCGAGCGCCAGCAGCGCTACCAAGTTCCGATAGCGTACGTCGGTGCGCTCGTGAGCGACTTTCTCCGGACGGACATCGATCCGAGCTGCGATGCGGCGTGGCTCTGGCAGCGTCCGATGTGCGTCGCACGCGACGTGTTTATCTCTGGCGGCAACGGCGGCGGCAAGACGCACATGGCGGCGGCGCTCAGCGGCGAGTGGGGATTGACGTGGCGTGTCGCGTCGGACGTGCTGCGCAAGGTACGCGGATCGTACAACGGCGGCGACGAGACGGAAGACATGATCGTCAGTGACTTGCAGCGCCGCCGGGTGCTGCTCATCGACGACATCTCGGCGATCGCCAAGACAGAGCACGGCGTGAGCTTGCTGCTCGCTATCTTGTCCGGCCGCATCGACTGGCAGCGTCCGACGGTTGTCACGTCGTATCTCGGACTGCGTGCGCTTGACGGCATCGACAGCTCGATAGCGTCACGGCTCGCGTCGTTCTCGCAGATACGACTCGTGTGTAGCGATAGACGTTTACGGTAACGAACGGATAGCTTGAAAGGTGGAACGATGAACCAGGTACTCATCAGCGGATCGATCGTAGGCCCAGTCATGTCGAAGACGCTCAACGATGGCCGCGTTGTAGTCAATGCCGTCGTCTGCGTCGAAGGGTTCAAGCCGAAGGACGGCCCGGCGCGTTTCGACAACGTGCATATCAGCGCGTGGGGCGACGCCGCAAAGGCGCTGCTCGCGTGCGCTGCCGGTGTACGCGTTTTCGTGTCTGGCCGTGTCAGCGTCAAGGAAGGCCGCCGCCAAGACGGTACGCCGAGCGCGTTCACCGACATCGTGGCGAACAGCGTCGAGCGTCTCGCCAGTAGCGGTGCAGACACGACGCCGCAGCCGACTGCGCAGCGCCAGCCTGGCAACGACTACGAAGAGATCGCCGCGGCGGCACCGACGGCGGCGGCAGCGGTTGGCGACGAGATTCCGTTTTAAGCGGTGATGCACATGCGCATGGAACTGCCATATCCACCGGCAAGCGGGAACCACCAGCACGGCATGCGTCGTGACGGCAAGCGCTTCACGCTGCCGGTGATCGCGGCGTACCGTTCGTCGGTGTACATGGCGTTCCTTGCGGCTCGCGGCGTACGAGTATCCGGCGCGGTGCGAGTCATGATGGACTTGCACCCGCCGGACGCTCGACGACGCGACAGTGACAACGTCGAGAAAGTCGTGTTCGACGCACTCACGCGCGCTGGCGTTATCGACGACGACTCGTGCATCCGCACGCACACGACGACATGGTGCGCGCCGGTGCGTGGCGGACGTGTGGTTGTAGCCGTAGAGGTGCTGTAACGTGACGACGTTTCGAGTGCTGTGGCATCACCACGTGGACTACGTGTGCACGGAGCTACGGCGGGTGTCGTGGTGGATGGAAGGTTCGTTTCGGCGGCTGCGTGTGGTTTACCACGTGGACACACTCGAGGCGTGGATCGAGATCCGCCTACCTGGTGGCAACTGGAAGTCTATCGAATGTCGGCGCTGGGCGGCGCAAGGGAAGGTAGTGTTACCCGCGGATGCGGAGCTGTTAGCACGCGCTTGGTTGGCGGAAGAGTCGGCCAAACGGTTTCCGGCAGCCGTGTACGTCGTTGACCTGGTGCATTTGCACAACTCAAAATGACAAGGAGGTGACGAGTGTTCTGGTGGATCGTAGGAATCTGGGGCGCGTTGGTGGCCGGGACGGTGGCTGGCGTGGCGATCTGCGGGCTGCTGACGGCGGCGAAGGTGGCAGACTTGCACGCGGAACTGGACGAGGCGCGGAACACCATCGACGGTTTGCGACACTACGTGCGCGCGTCGGCAGAGGAAGAGCGGAAGACCGTCGCGCGCCAAATCAGACGGACGGCGTGGGAAGCATGAACATGAGCATGACGACAACAGTCCCATCGATCAGCGAACACTGGGGGCGGCACTTCGGCGCGGATATCTTCTGCTGCGGTTTCGGCTCGTCACTGCTCGACTTCGACTGGGGCATGCTCGAGGGACGCACCGTGATCGCGTGCAACGGCGCGATCACCAAAATCCCGCACGCGTCTTACCACCTATGGGCAGACGGGTGCCTTTACAAAAACTACTGGCAAATCCCGTATGGAGAGGACACGACGATTGTGCTGCAGCCGTCGGGGACGCGTCGCATGCTCACCGCCTACGCATGGGCGCATCACAACAAGTTGCGCCAGTTCTCGAGGTGTAAGGAACCTGGATTCTCGCACATCACACGCGAGTCGGACGAGTTGTGGGTACGCACGACAGTAATGACGAGTGCGATCATGCTCGCCTGGAAGCTCGGGGCGGCACGCGTCTATCTCCTTGGGGTAGACGGATACGGTCCACTCGATGCACCGTACTACGCCGATGGTACGCGGTGCCCGGCGGGCTTTGGTGCCGTCACGGCGGTCGACGACGGCGCCATCGGCATGCAGGGACGGCACCACGAATGGGTGCGGGACATGCGCGAACTGGCCGCGTATCTCAGGTGCCAGCCCACCGCGCCGACGGTCATCAATCTGAACCCGCGGTCCACGATCGACGCCTGGCCGAAGACAGCGCGCAAGGAGGTGCTGTGACGCACGACGAGCTGGTGAAACAGTACACCCACATGCACGAGCACTCGCACTACGGGAACTGCCCGAACGACAGCGCTCGAGCTATGGCGGCGGCACAACTGCTGCTCGAGCGCATGCAGAAGGGCGAGCAGGTGCTCGACTGCTCTGCCGGCCGCGGGCATTTCCTCGAGATCATGCGGCGCCGCGGCATGCAGTGCTCAGCCACCGAGGCCGATCCATGCCTGCTCGGACGCGAGCTCGCCGAGTACGAGACGTGGCAGCTGCGCTACAACGAGCTCGACAAGCTGGCGCCGCGGCAATGGGACGCGGTGGTGAGTATCGAGGTGCTCGAGCACCTGCTCAGCGAGGAAGAGGCGCGTGCGGCGCTGCGTGCGCTGGCCGAATTGACGCGCAAGTGGTTGTTGATCTCGGTCGGGCTCTTTGAGTCGTCGTGGCACGGGATCGACGGCGAGATCGTGAAACTTCACTTCGTGGTCAAGAGTTGGCTGTGGTGGCTGGATCAGATATCCGAGGTGGCTACGGTGCTCTACGAGAATGTGGGGAATGGATCGTTGATGGTGCTGGCAAAGGTAATCGACACGCGCGAGGGCGAGAAGAAGCACGCATGAGTGACACGAAGGTTTATCTCGGCGACGGATTATACGCGGACTTCGACGGGAATATGGTGATCCTCACTGCCGAGGACGGCACGAAGATCACGAACGTGGGCTATCTGGAGCCTGCGGTGCTGGCGGCGTTGTTGCGAACGCTGGCACTGTGGGGGCTGACGCAGAAGGAGGACGCGCATGAGTGACAATACGAAATGGTACTACGACAAAACAGACCATATGCGGTGTGGCGAGAACTACGAAGTGTACCACTTCTTACGTGGCGATGACCCAAAAGAGTGGACGTTACAGGAAGTCACCGTGTATCTTGGCAACATAGAGGCAGAGAACGTGCGGATGCACGGTGAGAACGACAAACTGCGAGCCGAGAACGAGCGTCAGGCGAATGTGCTCGACAACTGCGCACACGAGTGCGCCGAGGAGAAGATACGGCTGGAGTCGATCATATCTGACATGTGCAATGAGGCCCGAGAGTTGCGCGCCGAGGTGGCGCGGCTGCGTGCGGCGATGCAGGACAGCATCGATGACCTCACCACATACGCAGAGGGGAAGGCATCGTTTGCGTTGGAGGATGTTGTGTTCTACGTACGCGCCGCCCTCGGGGCGGGGAAGGAGGAGATCGATGCCTAAGAAGATTAGCGCCTGCCGCACGGAGGTGCTGGTGGTGTACCACTGCGACTTCAGGGACAAGTGCGACTACTTCATCCGTAACTACGCTGGGACTCTTTGCGACTATCTGCATGTAGAGGATAACACTTGTACCCTTCGCGCCGCACAGAGGGCGGGCCGCAAAGCGGCGAGGCAGAGAGGAGCGGCGAAGTGAGCGAGTTCTTGATCATCCTATCAAAGCTTTTTATCGGCGCGGTTGCTGGAATGGTGCTGACCGTAGCAGTCATTGTATTTTATTTGTGCTTTTCAAAATGCATGGACAGGATATACAGGAGGAAGGCATGAGCACCGGAGATCATCCCATGTACTGCCCGTGCCCCAAAGGCAACAGGGATCAGTGCATCTACCACGATCATGGGAAATGTGAGTACGTTAAGCCCGAGACCGAAATAGCAGAAGAAACCGATCGCTACGAGGCGCAGATCGCGGCGCAGTCCGCTGAGATCGAGCGGCTGCACGAGCACATCTACGCCGCATTTGGGATCCTTGAAGATACGCAGAAGCATTCCGATACCGAAGACGATCCGGGCGTTGGCGCACGGATAAGGTACTGGATGCACGGAACCAAAAAAGAGATGCGAGCGCTGTAATGGATGGAATGCACTCCCACAACGACAGAGGCGCGGATCGGACTGCTGGAGAACTCCGTCGCCTCGCTCAAGCTCTGCGTGCCGCCACTGGAGGTGGAGAGCGTGCGGTGCGACTGTAATAAGACATCGTTCGTGGGACACGCAGAGAAGGCACAAACCAGGAGCGACGAATGAGGGACACTAATCATTGCCGCCGCGAGACATGGTATCGCTGTTCCACCGCAGAGCGTGCCAATGATTGCATTTACAGAGAGCAATACGAAGATAACGATCTCCTGTCCTGTAAGTACCGGATGGGCAATCAATGTTTGTCGTTAAAGGCGAAGAGGGCTTTGTTGAGCAAAAGGAGGAAGGCATGAGCAAAGAATACATAGAACTGTCACAGCGCATCGAGCGGCTTGAGAAAGCAGCGAAGGAGCGTCACTCTGACGCGCAGCTCGATGCGCTCGTAGACATAGTGCGCGAGTCCAATACCCCACGTCCACATCCGACAGCAGAAGAGATGCGAGCCAAGCCCGCGCCCGAGGCGAACCGTAGCCTCTGCGCGTGCCCCATCGGAGCGGAGGAGCGGTGCATCCATCTCAATCAAGGACGTTGCGAGCACAGCAAGCCTGACACCGGCGCGCACGACGAGGAGGAGGTGACGCAGATGGGGATGGAGGAGCGGATCGCGAAGCTGGAGGAGACCGCTGACTCTCCATCGCTTCGGGGATGCAAACTGTGGGCGGACTGCACCACGCTGCTGCAACGCACCGCCGCGTTGGAGAAGATCACCTGCATCAAGGGGAACGAAAACGCGAACGCCATCGCGTCTGCCACCGCGAGGGTAGCGGCGAACGAGGTTCGCATCCTCGCGCTGGAGGAAAGACTCCAGACGGTATGGATCGCTCCGATAAACGCGCTGAAGGAGCGATGCGATGCGCTGGAGAGTATCGTCAAGGGCGACGACATCGCCACATCCTTTGTGAAGGATGCATGGCGCAAAGATATCAATGAGCGCATCGAGAAGATAGAGACAGCCGTCGCCTCGCTCAAGCTCTGCACCCCGCCGCCGGAGCCGGAAGTAGACGCGCGTGCAGATGAGCTCAAGTCAGCGCTCGCCGAGCTGCCCGAGAAGTTGCGAAAGGTCATCGCCGAAGAGCTGCCGCGGAGAGTTGTCAACCGACGTATGGATCGGCGGGGGTGAGCAGATGAGCGACATTGGCAAGAAGCACGACGACGGCAAGCCCCGCATGGACCTGCTGCCACCGGACGCGATTTTCGCGGTGGCCGACGTGTTCACCTACGGCGCCGAACTGTACGGTGCGCGCGATTGGGAGAAGGGCCTGCCCTACGGACGCCTCTTCGCGGCTATTCTGCGACATCTTTTCGCCTGGTGGATGCGCGAAGAGGTCGATCGCGAGTCCGGCAAGTCGCACCTCGCGCATGCGGCCACCGGGGTACTCATGCTGCTCGCGATGTCACGACGCCGACAGGATCTCGACGATAGGCCGAAAAATGTTTGTGCCGGCGTACCCATTGATACAAGTACGCAAAATTGATAATATCCCCCGCCGCCGGGTTGCCGTTATGCTTGAAACCACGGAGCACTTGTTCTGCACTGAAGGCCGATGGCGGCGGGAATTTATTGCAAAAACTAGTAGCGAAACACGAGAGGTGAGAATGCAAATTCACGAGACGTTTTCGAAAAAACCAGCATGGTTACTGTGCCCGCTACAGCGCCCACAGGATAACGACGTGGCGCTGTGCATGGCAGCATGGCAAGATAGCCGCGCGTGTACGTTCGGCGCTTGCGGGGTGTACCGCGAGCTTGCCGGCGTGCTGAACGCACGAGACATTCTGTTGCGTCGTGTCGCCGAACTCGAGAATGATGCGATCGCGGCAGAGCATAGAAAGGTAGAAGCTGATGAGTAAAGAGCGCGAAGTCGTTAAAAAGCTGAGCCAGTTGATCGCCCGCGTAGAAACCGCTGAAAAACTACCGATGCCCGACGAGGAGACGTTCCGAAGTAGAATTGTCCTCGGCTACGGCGTGACGGGGAGCGCCTTGGGGCCGGTGCATGTGGCCCTGCAGGAATGGCTTGCCACCGCCGGATCAGACTTGATCTGGAACGGTTTCCGTCAGTGGCTGGACTCGCGGAAGGTTGAGCTGTCGCACGAGATCGCCGTGACCAAGGACGAGCTACAGACGGAGTGGAAAGCCCTCGAGGCAGAAGCGGTCGTCGAGGACGTGAATCCAGTGTAGTGCGCGGCTGCGGGGCGCGGCTTGCTCACGAGGTGATCATGTCGTGTCCGCCTTGCACGGGAGAGCGTTCGCGCATGGGGATGTTGCAGACCCCGCAGTGTAGCCGGTCGCGGCGATCACCGTGGAAGATGGGCTCGCAGTGCTCAAGGTCAGGCATTGTGGCATCGTCGGACATCTGCAGGCGCAGCACGCACGCGGCGTGGTAGTAGATCGTGTAGCCGTTCTGCACGGCCTTGTAGCCCACAATGTCTAGCACGCCTGCGATTGTACCAAGTCGCGCCGCGGAAGGCAAGATGGGCGGCCGGCGCATGGGTGCGCGCCAGCCGCCACAAAGAAAGAAGGAGTGAAAAGGAGCCGTTGATGGTTACTTTTTCGTTGGCTTCTTGTCGCCGTTACCGCTCAGCGCGCCAACCGACTTCTCTATTGCTATCACGCCAGCGCCACCAAGCGCCAGATAGACGATCATCTGCACGTCGGCATCGCTTATCCGTAGCAATTCGTGCATTGCGATAATTATCATTGACGTAATGATAATTATCGACTTTCGGCCACCGAGGAATTCGGTCACAGTGTCACCGCCGCCGCGATGAGCGCCTTGAGCGCGATGCGTGCCGCGATTTCGACGATTTCCGTGAGGCGTGCTATCGTTTCGCGTTCGACGATGATCTCGCGGCGGACAGCAATAAGCAGCACTTGCGCCTTCAAGTCCTTGAGGTTCTCGCGTGCCACATCGTCGCCACTTTGGTACGCACGCCAGAGGTACTTGCCGAACTCTTGCGTAAGCTGCTGGTCGTAAGCTCTGACGTCACCCTTGGCGTCGGACAAAGTGTCCTTCACGATGTCCTCGAACTCAGACTTGATCGCTGCGACGATGTCGTTCTTGATGTTGTCGTTCGTCTCGCTCATTGCCGCGCCTCGTCCAGCGTGGCCTTCCACTCGGTGATCGTGCGAATACGCGTGGCCTTGTCGTCGATGCCGAGTGTCGTGTCGGTTTCGACGTACTTGACGTAGCGTTGGCCAATGGCATCATACGTCGCAACCTCGGCCGCGACGAATTGGCTGTTAAGCGCGCAACCGCAAGATAGCGCGAGCGCGAGCGCCGCAAGCATTGTCTTCATATCTTTGAACTCCCAACGTAATTCCTTGCCACTCGAGATCTCCCGACTACGTTTCGAGACACCCGAGAATTTGCAACACCGATAGACTGCGGAAGTATCGCATTGACGTATGCGTTCCGCACCTGCACAGTGATTGTTGCTACCTGTGACGTGACGGTGATCGCCGTGACGATCGTGGCGTTATGCCCAGAAATTGAGATTACCACGACATCGCAAGTGACGGACTGCGGTGCGTTCGCCGCCGTCGCTGTCGCATCGCGGACCTGCAGCGTGATTGCGGCCTTGTCGGCTGTCACGCTCGCGGCAGCGATGGATGTGGCATCGCGCGCCTGAACGATGATTGCTGCCTTTTGCGCGGTGACGGCGACGGCGGTCGTTATCGTGGCATCGCGCGCCTGAACGGTGATCGTGGCCTTGTCGCAAGTGACGCTCTGTGGAGCGTTGGATGCGCTCGCCGTGGCGTCGCGCGCCTGCAGGACGATCGTCGCTTTGTCAGCGGTGACGGTGACGCCGCCAGGTGTCGCCGTGGCGTCGCGCGCCTGCAACGTGATTGCCGCCTTTTGCGCGGTGACGGTCTGCGGCTCATTTGCCGCCGCCGCGGTGGCATCGCGGGCCTGCAGCACAATCGCGGCCTTGTCGGCCGTCACATTCTGCGCCGTGCCGAAGATATTCTGCAGTGTACGTAGAAGTAAGAGCGACATACTACCGGTTGATGATCACTCCCGTAACGCCAGCCTGCGGAATCCCTGTAAACACGTCACCGCTCTTGAGTGTCACGACGCCATTCGTGTCCGCGAAGTCCCCGATGGTTTTGACTTGCCCATTGAGCGCCCCGCTCGTGAGCTGAACCATCGCTCCAATCCAGTAGTCGTCCGCCCCGGCGAGATCAGTGCCGAACACCGATGTGGTGTTCGCGCTGCCAGGGTTGGCGACCGTGAACCCGGTATACGACGCCAAGTTAAGCGGCAACGCAGTGAGTCCGGCGCCAGCCGTACCGATAGTCGTAGCAATCGCGTCAATTGCCGTGTCTGCGGTTGCGACCGGCGCGTTGAGGTTGTCGTACACTATCTTGGCGAGAGAGTTTGCCGTGGCGTGCCCGGTACTGATCACCTCGTCGCAGACAGCGTCGGCAATCTCACCGGCAGCATCGGCGGCAAGCGCTGCGGCATCAATCGCTCCCGCCGCGAACTTTGCTGCCGTGATAGCACCTGTCGCTATCGAAGCTGCGACGATACCGCCGGACGCAATTGATCCTACCGAACCATTAATGTTTCCACTGACATTGCCCGTTACACTACCAACAGCACCAGTGACTGAACCAACCGCGCCAGTCACCGATCCGACGGCGCCGGTTACGCTGCCCACTGCGCCGGTCACGGACCCGACGGCGCCCGTGACGCTCGCCGCTACAATCGCTCCGCCGCCGACGTTCCCACTCTCGACGAGCGCGCCGTACGTATTAGCCGTTCCATAGGTGGCCGTTGCCGCATTCCAAATTGCGTCAGCGATCACGGAGTCTGAGGTAGAATCCGCAATTGAGTACCCGGTTTTGTCGCTCACGGTCGAGGCGGTATACCCAGTCTTGTCGTTGTTGGTGCCGACGGTAACAGTCCCGCTCGACAAGCTCACCTGCCCCGTGCCAGTACCAGAACTCAAGAGGACGCTTGCGCCGAGATCTCGCGCCGTTTGTACGGTGGTTCCGACTTGAACGACGTTCACGCCGATCTGTGCAGTGGACGTCGAGACGGCGGACCCCGCGATGTAGGACGTATTAACCGCTGGTCTACCAGACGCGAACGAACCTGCGCTGCCGCCGTAGTTGACTACATTCACGCCGAGCTGCGCAGTTCCCGTGGCGACGGCGGAACCAGCAATGTTAACGAGGTTCACGCCAAGTTGAGCGGTCGAGGCGCTGACAGCACTACCCGCAATGTGCGACATGTTTATCTCTGGGCGACCACCAGTCGCCGTGAGGTTCGTTCCGCCAAACTGGGTGACGTTTACCGAAACAGGTCCAGTGCCGAACCACGCATCGTACGTCACCGCTGAGATGATCTGGAACTCGTGGAATACCGGTAGGCATAGATCGGTATCAAAAATGGTGAGCATCGCTCGTCCATAGCGATTCAGGTTCGCCGCGGTAAACGCCAGCGTACACATACCAGCGTCATCGTTGGTGATGTGTACCATCGCGTTGTCGCCAGTTGCTGCGAGGTCAGCGTCGAGCACCAAGGTGGTCGTCGCTCCATCTTCGCAGACAAACGACATGTGGCATCCAGTCACCGTCGCCATCCCGAGCGGCGTTACCCCATCACCCACGGCGAGAAACGGCCCCACCGTGACGCTGGCCGCTGTATTTGTTCGCAAAAACCGCATGTGCTATCTCCTACTGTGCGCGCAGTGCGCGGTAGTGTTTCATCGCTATAGGGATCTTGAGCGCCGCTCCTGCCGCCACGTACTCGTCCGCGCCGATGTCCCATGTAGCACGAGTATTTCCGTCTATATCGTCGGTGAATACGCCACTTTGATCCGATCCAGCGTTGACAAGAACAGACGTTGATTGGATGTGATAGTCTTCACTCGACGCATTGACCCAGTCGAGGTCTCCAGCCACTAAGTTAGTAAGATTCCCTGACCCTACGTTTGGCGTGGTGTCCGATGCAGCATTGTTTGTTGACCCAGAATGAAGCGTGTAGAAACACGCACCATACCCAATACTTACGCAGTTGATAAAGGTGCCACGCAACATACCATGATTGTCTGTTCCAATCACAGTACAATTATAGAAAAATTGTACTGAACTATCGCCGGCGTCGTTGTCTACACCACGATAGCAATCAATAATGATACAGTTACGCGCTTTTCCCCTAGTGCCTGTAGAGACGAAGTTTATTCCACGATAACAATCAGTAATGATGCAATTTATAACTTCGTTATCGTGGGTTCCATCGGTAGCGCGTATACCAGCATAATCTGCTGATTTACTTACTCGCCTAACTTGTAGATCAACAAACCGTGTGTATTGCTCGTCAGAAGTAATCGCGTTATTGCTTGAGGAAACATTTAGTCGATACCGAGACGTGGACCATTTCCCAGTGGTTGAGGATGATTTGTCGCTTGGATTCCCGATAATGTTGATGTAATAGGAGCTACTCACGGTGTAACCAGTGCCAGTGCTCGCTGCTGTAGTGTCTTCAAAGTTGTTGCACTGTACAGTAAGGATTCCAGCGCTACCAGTTGCGTGGCAATTAGTTGTTAGGTTAGGGTTATTAGCTGCTTCGTCTGTTAGCGCATGGTTAAGAGTGTCGTAATCTCCCCCCGAACTCGCTACTGAAACAGTCGCATTAGACATCTTCGTGCCTTGACAGATCTATATTAACAGATTCAGTCATAGTGTTAAAGACCGACTCAACCTCCCACTTTGTGAGCCAACAACCACCGGTCTGTTCTAGGTACAGTTTGTGCCTGAGAGCGAGGGCGTCAATGTCAAGCCAACAGCCTCTCACCCATGCAGTGGTTGGTGTGGGTTTTCTCCCACGTTCACTATGCTCTATCCTCTGCATCCATAGAGGAGCATCATGCAGCTCCTGCTGGGCCATGAGATCTGTTCTGTTGTCAGGAATTTCAGGAACGTGGATCTGATAGGTAGTCCATTTTCCGTGTGTACGTCCAACGCGAGTGTCACGAGCCCATCCACATCCAACGGCACTGTTAACATAATGCGAATTTTTTCTTACTTCAAAGATGTCGCCCACCTCGTGTGGCAACGGAGCTGGATGAGGCTTGACAACAGCATCGTCGAAAGATGCGCGCACCAGAAGTATAGCCATTACTAGAAGATTACCGGACTGGCAAATTGCTTGACGACGTATGATGGGTCACTAGATCCAGTCTTCGTCGCGTTCATATATGCTTCCTGCATGTTCAGAAGTGCTACACGAAACGCGCCAATAAACTGGCGCGAAGTTTCGTCATACCCCAATGTGGTGAGGTCTGCATCGCTAAGACCAAGCAGGTAGGTAGAGAACCGCGCCCATCGGGCAACGCTGCGATCCACCTCGTCCGCGATATTGCGAAGCGTTGCGTCAAGATTAGCTTTAGTAATCGGGTTAATGTTCAGCATAATTCCTCTCTATGAAACAGTTCTGCAGCCACCGGGGGTCGGCAAAGTCCGCCATTGTTTTGATACCCACAACGTCTCAGACCATGCCGAAACGTTCCCATACCCATCCCATACACGAGCTCTGATTTGATAGTCTCCATTGGCCATCGCTGAAACAAGAGTGCGGATAGGGATTTTCCACGCACCAGCAACAAGAGACCATCCAGTCGTTAACTGCCACATGGCCACTGGGGCGCCGATAGCCGACAAGACCTCTACATCGACTCTCGCTAGTATTACTGGCGGGATCGCCGAGGTATATACGTCATCGAACACAATCGATATTGTCTCCGTGTTGTACACTAGGCACGGGTCCGACTGTGTCGCACCGGCACCGAGGATCAGCATGGCGAAGACGCAGGCGAGAAGAGCCTTGTGTGTATATCTCATTCCATTCCTCACATGTTCACCGTGGCGATGCCGTCCGCGTTGAATGTCACCGTAAAAGTTCCACCGTTCGTGGCCGTATCGGTAAAATCCACATAGAAGATCAGGCGACTGGTGGTGTCGTTCGCCGCGCCTTCCTTTAAAATGATCGCGGCGACGACGGTCTGTCCGCTGGCGAGCGTCCAGGCGGACGGGTCGGCGGCGTCGATTTTGACCCAGTTGTTCGTGTTGTCCACAGTCATTGTCTTGCTTGCGAGCGCCTTGCGGCCGGCGCCGCCCCAACCTCGCACGTAGCCCGAGACGTTCGTCTCTGCGTCCACTGGATCGTTCGCGCCGCCAGTATCGGCAACGAGATGATCTGGGTCGTACGTGTACGAGGTTGCATTCGACAGTAGCATTAGCTTGATGGTGCTGTCGCCAACGAAGTCGATCGTGCGATCGAGGATCTCTTTTACGCCTGTGGTGTAGCCGTAAGATGCCATGTTTTACCTCTCTGCCTTAGCTGCCGGCGGCAGCTACCTTTATTTCCAAGGAAAACGACTGTCCGGGCAGCTTGCCCGTCGGAAAATTCGCATACACTTGCCCAGCCCAACGCCCGATGCGCGTGGCCGCCCAGCCGCTCGCTATGGTGGCCTCGACGCCGTAATCTGCCGCGACGATGGGGTCGCTGAGCGTCCCCGCTGGATACGAGGATATCGCCGTGGCCGCGAGCGAGACGGCAACGTCGGTGTCGAGGTTCCTGAGGTCGATCGTGATCGATGTCGCCGAGGCGATCTCAGCCAGCCAGGTACGTACCTGCAGTTTCTGCCCGTAGCCGGTTGAGTAAAGTTCGATGTCAGCCATATTCATCACCTATTAAAACGTGGTACACCAGAGAACTGCATTGCTCATGGACCTTGTGATGCCGCCGGTGGCTTTGAGTTGTACGGTGAACGTTTCATTTCCAACCGCTCCTGGAACCCATGCATATGCGAACGACAACGTAAAATTTTCATAGCCCCCCGCCTCAAGGATACTGTATGTTATGTTCGTGTACTCCGCCTGCGTGGCGTTGGCCGCATTCAATATACGCAGATCACATTGTATTACAGCAGCGTCTCCGCCGCTGTTATTGAACACGAGGTTGCAGTTAAACTGTCCATAAATTTTGTTTGTTGTTATTGGAATTGCGATCGTCGCCTCTACGATATCGGTAAACGATGTTGTTAGCGTCGGCGAGCCAACACGCGTCACCACAGTCGGAACATATCCCGTCGCGTCGAGGTTCGTCATCAATACCCGCTTGCTGTCGCTGCCGTCGTGATCGTGTCCCGTGCTCGTGTCGAGCTTTCCGCGCAGATAAGAACAGCTCGCGGCGTTGGCGCCGTCTGTGCCGTCTGTCTGCGTCGGCAGCCCGGTGATGGCATTGGCTCCCATGGCGATCGCGCCAGACATGGTGCCGCCGCTTTTTGTCAGCATCAAGTCGGCGTAGTCCTTGCGAATCAGTTCGGTAGCGTCGTTGGGTGAAGAGCGCGAGCTGGTGATCTTGTTCGCACCCATGACGACCGCACCCGTCAGCGTCCCGCCCGCGAGTTTCAAATATGTCGCGTCGGCGTAGGAGACGTTCACGCCGTCGGTGCTTGTCGTCGGGTTCGCCATACCCTTGACTTGCTGCGTGCCCATGTAGAGCGCGCCAGACATCGGGTTCCCCGCGCCGCCCGCCTTTGGTAGCAGCCCGAGGTTCGTCAGGTTGGCATCGCCGATAAGCCGCCACGTCGCGCCATCGTAGACGTAGATCAGCTTGTCGTCAGTGTCGTAGAAAAGCTGCCCGGCAACGGGCGTTGATGGTGCAGTCGTGCCAGAGAACATCGTCCGCAACGCCGCGTAAGCATCGTTCAGGTATGTGCGCGAGTCACTCAGTGTGTCCGTCGTGAGAAGCGGTAGGTGCCAGGTTTGCGACATATCAATACCCCTGCGCCATAAAGTTCATGTAGCCGGCGACGTTCGTGCCCGCGCCGTTCCAATACCGGACTTGCATCTGCGTGCTACTCACACTGTAGATCTCTATCATGTCCCCGGCACCACCGCCACTAGCAATCGCAACTACTTTCGGCGTGATGTTGAACCCAGGTCCATAGTTGGTCCAGGTGATAGCGATCAATCCAGTGCTGAGAGATACCGCCCGCGCCGAAACCACGAAGTCGGGAACGTCGATTGTGGTAAGCATTTGCTCTATCGTGGCTGAATACGCTATAGAGTCAACCGTCACGGTGACACGGAACCTATAATAGCGCGCCGTGTACTCGCCTGGCACGAAAGGTTGATATGCACCAAGCGCCCCCGACGTGTTGCCGTACTTAAACTCGAGCAACACGGTGATGTGATCGGTGCTCGCGCCTGACCAGCCGGACGCCACTGCCGTTGCGCTGCCCCAGGTAAACGTCGATACGGCCCATGTTACACTCAGGTCTACCTGCGACGTACTCACCAAGCAGGCCACGATCGAGCGCACCACGGCCGCGCAGTCCAGTTCAGGTGTCTCGTAACTGCCGGTCACCTGGCCCGAGTTGAGATCCAAGAACGACCCGTCAACAGTCATCTGTGTCTTGGTACCCGTCCACCCTGCCGTGGACTCATCACGTTCGATCACCAAGTTCTCGGCGATCCGACCGTCGATCGTCGGGTTGACGTACCCCGCTGTGGCGCTATAGATCCCGCTTGTGTTGTACGCCTTGATCAGGAAATACTGGCTGCCGGGGGAAAATGACACTGTGTCGTAATCTGTGCCGGTGATCCCGGTCGCCAGCAGCTGCGCCGCTGTCCAGGACGAGACGCCGTATCTGACCTCGTAGCCGGCCAGGTCAGGGCAATCAACAGCTGTCCATGTCAGATGTAACGAGTTCCCCGAGCGAGTGACGGCCAAACCGGCGACGTTCGGGGGGGCTGTCGTGCGCCCTTGGATCACAATCGTAGAGTACGGACACAAGTCGGCGGACTTGTGTAATCCCCATGGGCTCACTGCGGCCACGGCCACACGATACGTGGTTCCGTAGACTACGCCCGAGTCAATCGTGTACACGCCCGCCTTGCTGGTCCCTACGTACTGCCAGGCCGTCTTGTCGGATTCTCGCCACCACACCTCTGCCGCCGCGGCGTCAATCGGCAGCGAGTATGTGACGTCGATCACGTTCTTGATCGTCCCGTCCTTCTCGATCTGTGCTCGCTCGGTGACGACCAAGTTTTCGACGTCGCCAGGGATCTTGTTAGGTTTCGGCAATGTTGTGTAGGTGATCTCGCCCAGGTCGGTGATCGTATCGTCGTAGAGCTGTGCATCGTACTCGACACACTCAATCTTGCATTCTAGGTCGCTTGTGCGCTCGATCGACGTGATCAGGAACGGCCGTGTCGAGATCGCCTGCAACCCGAATGAGAACACGTCGCCGGCGGCGGGGATCGCCGTCCAGTCTGGGCCGACGATGATAGACGTGTATGTGCCTGCGGATGTCGATACCAGGCGCGTCTCGATGGTGTCATTGGCATGACGCACCATGACCTCGTAGGTGCTACCTGCGGCAATTGTGACCGGCGCGTCGAATGCGACCGTGTTGTTCGATCCACTCACAACGCGTCCGCCCTGGCCCCAGGCCGGGGTGTCGAACTGGACCTCGATCCTGTCGCCTGGTTCACAGGCCAAGGCCTCGATCGACGTCTCAAATGAGCACATCGCCGTGAGTAGGCGATTCGCCCGTGCCAGGAAGCGCGACTCGCGTAGTGCGTGCGCACGCCTGGTGATTCCCCACATCGTCGTAGTCTGGCATCTGTATGGCTCACCCGCGTCGACACCAGGATCGACGTACGACTCGTAGTCCTGCTCGTAGTCGGACGCCTCGTTCAGGAATTGAACTTCCCACACATTGGCCGATGTCTTGGGCGATTGGTAGGAGAGAGCGAACGACCCGCGCTTGATGTTCCCGATCGTGAAGAGCTGCACCGCGGTTACCGGGGCCTGGAAGACCGCCCTGACAGAGTCGGCCTGCATGACGATGGACGCTCTCGCGCAGCGCGCCAGCTCTTGCACGCGATCCCATGCCGAGCTCGCCGAGTCGATCACCACGTCCATGCAATGACGTCGGTGATATCCGCTGGACCCGTTTGTCACCAGAGTATTGCAGTAGTCGGCGAAATTGATAAACGATGAGAGGGTGATCTGCGTGGGGTCAAGGTGCGCCCCGATGCCGTAGTGCGTATCCGTCAGTACGTCGTAGATGATCCATGCCGGGTTGCGCGTGCACTCGATACTGTAAGCCGTCGAGTCAACGAACGCGAACCCTCTGAAAGTAGATCTGTGCGTTCCTGTTGTGTCGAGTGTTGTCCCGCTCGCACAGCCCACTCGTACGCTCGTGGGCATATCGGCGCGTGTAAATTGAGCTCGTTGCGTCCAGGTCGAGCCGTCGACAGACGTGTAGCAGGTGAACACACTACCAGCGCGTGTGATCCTGAAATAGCTGTCGGTGGACGTCGCGTAGTCATTGAGGATGTTGCTGCCGTCGGCGGCGTGCCTGACATACCACCGCTGCGTCGGCGTGGGGTCGTATTGGTATGATCCGACCCAGATCCAGTCCGACAGATCACTCGGCGACTGGACGAGGAGCATCGTCAAGACACCAGCGGTACCGCCGGCAGCGACGCCGCATACGCGCACATCAAAGTTTCCCGTCACATCCTTGTAAACGTAGGGTCCATCCCTCGTCGTGTTATTCCATGTCGTTGTTGCTGTTGTGTGCAGAATCGACAAGTTGCGTGTGGCCCAGGAATGCGTATTGATGCTTGTCGCGTTGGCGGTGTTCGTCGCCGACCAGCCCCACAAGGCCTCCCCGTCAGCGGATATCGCCTGCTGCGTGTCCTCGCCGAAGTCGTCATCAGGGCGGTACACCACGCACTTCTTGCCGTGTACCAGGCTGGTGATCGTCGGCATCGCACCGCTGAGCTCTTCGCTGGCGATCGCCTTCAGGCTCACCGTAGCAATCCCGTTGTAGGCGACGTCGTCGTAATTGATCTCTTGAACGCCGATCAGGTACGTTGACGAAATTTCTAACGCGCCGTCGGCGGCCGTCACACGCTCAATTTGCAGCTCGTACCTGCACGCCGCCCCAAACTCGATCCGATAGGCGCAGCTGTACGCCGAACGCGTCTGGGCGCTGATCGAGATCGTCTGCCACTGACTGTACGATGCCGCGCCCTGCTGGCGGTATCGCGCCCGGTGCTGCACTTCATATGCCAAGAACGCGCCATAGTTATTCATGCGGTAGAGGCCACTTGAACATCTGAGCTGTATCTCAACCGCCTGGCAGTCATCGCTCGTCGTGTACGAATACGCGGATGCCGTAATCTCGGTGTTCTGTGCAATCTGCACAATCGCATCGTCGAATCCCGGCACCACTGCTTGATCCCACGATCCCCTACGATAGGATACGGACAAGCTGCCAAACGACGACGCAGGGTTGTCATTGATCTTGAGCGTGTCTCCAATCGCCGCGCCAGTCAGGTCGTCGGCGTCTACAGTCTTGCCGTTGATTGCGCTCACAGGCCCCGCGCCCAAGCCTACCTGGACGTAGAGCTCGTTCTTCCCGTCAGCCTTGGCCTTGGTGAACGACGCCAGTATGTGCCCGCCCATGCGGTGCCTGCCGTACAAGAGAGGTATTGGCGTGCCGTTGGCGGTCGTGTTCTGAATGCCGTCCCAGCCGTATGTCTGAGACTCGACATCGCCACGGTTGGACTCGACTTTGGGCGTCGGAAGTAGAGCACGCACAAGCGCTGAGATTCCGATCGACACTGCTATGGCGATCGCGATGTTGGTGACGATTGCGGCAATACTTCCGGCCACGCTCACGCCCGCAGCAAAGGCCGAAGCGCCCCCGATGAAGATCGCCTCGCCGATGCCGAATCCGGGTTGCGCCCGCAGGATAACCTGGTCGTGTTCGCCGAACCGGAAGGCATCGAGGAAGGCGGTGCTGTCCTGCACTACCACCCCGTTGTGGATGATCCGCACATGCTGCGTCTCGACGCCCTGCGGCAAGAGGTCGCGTACCGACTGCCCTACTTCCGCTCTCACAGAGTAGCGGTTGTGTAGCAGGATCGGGTCGCGGATTACGATCAGTTCTGGCATGGAACGCCCTTGTGCCTGTAGATCGCGGTCACGAACTTCTGATACCTGGCATACGACGAGATCGCTACGCCGATCTTGTCGAGCGTGTGTAGCAAGCGCCCACCGTGCAGGTAGATCCCGCAGTGCGTTGCGACGCCTGCGTTGTTGTAGGCCATGCAGACGAGGTCCCCGTCGGAAGGATCGGCAACAAGATACCAGTCGGGGGTGCGATATTTCTCAAAGACGTTTGACGCCGGCGTCGCGAATAGGTCGTGATACTCTTCCAGGGGGTCTACCACTTCGATGCCGCGCTGCTTGTAGAACTCAAGACATAGTCCCCAACAGTCGAGTCCCGCGAGCGTGCGGCCGCCGAAGACGAACGGGATTCCGATCAGGTCAGCGTGGCTCACACGATCCTCCCCCGCGGTATCGCCGGCGCCCCACCATACATGAGCGTATTCTTGTGCGCCCTGCATCCGTTGGCGCCATCGAACGACTGGTCGCAGGTATCGAGCCCGCCAGAGTTGACGCGCAGGTAGTCGAAGTACATGGCCTGCGTGCTCGCCGCTGCGTCATTCGTCCCTGCGAACCCGATTCGCAGCACCGTCGGTAGGCTGGCGTATGTGCCCGTGCCCTGCTGCGTCCACGCGTCAGCCGCGGCGGCCTTGCTGTACCACGTCACCGTTGAGCCAGAGCGCACAATCCTAGCATACTGGTGGATAGAGCCAACCGCAGTCACTGTGCTTGTGCCGCTTGCCGTGCTTATCCTGGCGAGTTGTTGCGTTGGCCCGGTGGTGCAGCGCCACCTAAAACCCACCCAATTCGCCGAGTCTGCAGAGGCAGCCAAGAAGAGCACGCCGGTGTTGACAACTGAGATACTAGTCGGCGTGAAGTACGTCTCGATGTCGAAGTAGCTCGTGAGCTCACGATAGACAAACAGCCCCGCATGGTTGGCGTTCAGCCACTGGCGGTTCGCGCCAACAAGATTCAGCATCAGGCTGCCAGACACCGAGACGGCTATGTCGGCCGTAGCGGTGTCGGCGTGATCGACGAACCAGCCACCGAGCTTCTCGAACGGCCCGCCCGAAGTGCGGGCGTCTGCCAGGTTTTGCTTGCTGCTCGGGCCGAACTCGTCGCTCGGATAGCCGCAATGCGCATCCTTGAACTTGTGTCGGCAACGCGAGCGGATGTATCGGTTGCGTGGTAGACGCTGAGCAAAGAGGTTATCTCGTCCCAGTTCGAAAACCGCGATTTCGTCTGTAATTGTCACCTGGTCGATGCGATATATGAAGTTGATCTGCGCCGCCGCGTTGGAGAGTTGTGTGGAATGCACCAGGCGGACAGTCACGTTGCGTCCGAGCAGTTCCGAGTTCTCAAGGTATGCCGACACTTGGCGCGTAGCATTGCTCACGCTGATCCGCAGTCCCTCGATCCGGCCCTGGTTTGTTTCTGTGATCGTCTCGACGTAGGCCGGCAGCGCCGTGTATAGGTCGCCGTTGTACGTGACGTCCTCGGGGTAGATAGCCCATCTGATGGTGGTGCTACCGTCCAGATCGAGCAGCAAAAGCCGGACGTAGGCGTCAGTGCTGTAGAGCCGGTTCTTCGCGAGGATCAGGGTGCTGTCGAGCGCCTTCATTACCAGACCTCGATCAGGTTTGCTCGGCATGACCACGCCACGCCCGAGCCTTTGGTGAACTTCATACTGTCCTCGGCGAAGCAGGCCGTGACCGTCTCAACCAAGCCGTTGACCGTCTGCGGCGCCGCGCCACCCGAGTCATAACCACCTACCGGTTCTGTCCAAGTCCCGGCGGGGAGCGTGATCTCCGTTGCCTGCTTGCACAGAGTGATCGCCGTCGCGCCCACGTAGACCCATGCACGATCGACGCCAACGGGAAACCACGGCACCGTGGCCGTGAGCAGGTAGCCGCTCGACGCTGCGAGCGATGTCGTCACATAGCTGGGTGTCGTCTCTGCCGTCGCCGATGCCCACGAGAACCTGACGTACCGTGTACGCGCACCAAGCGCCCCGCCGGCGGACTGCCCCAGCACGGGACCAGCATACGGCCGCGGAACCTTCTCGCCGGGCGTCCAGTAGAACGGGTTGGCGGCCCCCTTGTGCTCGCGGTAGAACGCCTGCAGCACCTCGGCTTCGTCGTTGGTGGCGATGTTCCACACCAGCTCCCAACGACGCCGCGAGCGCGGCCATTGCGATCGAGTCTGGAAGACGCCGTTCTGGAACTCGCTTCGGATCGTGTAGTTCTCGTACTCGACATCGAGCGGGAACTCTGGAACGATCGGTAGCGTTTCCATCTTCTACACCACCTGTAGCGCGCCGCGCAGTTGCTGGTCGCGCCCCATGGCCTCCTGGATGATCTGCGAGATCGTGTTGCGCTGGCCGACAAGCATGCGCTGCACACTCGGGCCGTCCACCGCATTGATGTTGAAGTTGACCGTCACGCCTCGCCCCCCGCTGCCCTTGAGGTCGACGGGAATCCTGCGTCCGTCTGGCAAGGGTACCACGGCCTCGGGGCCGGATTCGCCCGCGATTGACATACCCTGCGTAACGCCACCCTCGGCCAGCCGTGCAGGGAAACTACCAGTGGACGCTCCCGCGCCGCCGAACATCCCTCCAACGCCAGACGCCACGCCCTGGATCGCGAGCTGCATGACGTAGCGCGACATCATCTGCGAGATCGTACGGCCGATGTCCTGGACGAACGCCGATAGGTATTCCTTGAACGACTTCATTTTTCCCATCATGGCGTCGAAGAACACCGACGACATGTTGTCCTCGATGTTCCGAAACGTGTTCGTCACGGCATCGTTGACGAGCACCATTGAGTCTACAACCGTCTCGTAGTATCTCGTTGCGCCCTCGCCCATCGCATTCCACACAGCGAGCGTGTTTTCTTTCATCGATTCCTGTCGATCGTACTCGCGTTCGTATGCTGAGCGCTCGCGCTCGAAAACTTTGTTCCACGCCGCATCAGTCTCGCCCTCGAGTCTTTCGCCCATGCGTGGCAGCAGCGCCCGATCATTTCCCACCTTGATTGCGGCACGGAACCTTTCGTTTCGTGCAGTCGCGGCGGCGGCGCCCGTTGGCGGCTTCGGTAGAGCCTTCTCGATTTCTTGCTTGACAAACGCGCCCGGGTTCTTTTGCAGTCGGTACAGCTCGGCCATCATTCCAATGCCGGCAAGCGACCGCTCCATGACGCCCATAGCCGCCTTCTGTTCGTCTTCCGTCGCCGCATAGACGTGGAACTTCATGTTCTCCCACGCCGCCTGCAGTTTTCCAACGCGTTCGGCCGTCTGCGCCGTAGCGGTTCCGAGCCGCTGCATGGAACTCTCGGCCTTCTTCCATGTGGCCTCGGCAAACTGCTCTCGAGTAAGCTGGGCCGTGGTAATCCCCAGCTTTTTTGCCACCTCATCCATCTTGATTACGATGCCGACGCCGTCGAGCATTTCTGCCGACTGCTTGGCAATGCCCATGGCGAGCTTGTCAACGCCCTCGGCCGCGGTGAGCCCCATAGTATTGCCCAGGCGCGTCCCGTAGAGCACGAGTCGTTTTAGCTCGTCACCAGTTTGAACGGCCCCGAGCATGATCGCCTTGTTGGCCGAGGCCATTAGGTCGAGATCAGATACCGTCCCGCGGGATGCAGCACCCATCTCGCCAAGCGCCCTTGTTGCGTCTACGCCAATGCGCGTTGACAACGTGGCAAAGGCGGTGCTCGTCAGATCGGCAGATTGCGCGAACTCCGCCATTTTCACAACCGTCTGCGCCGCCTGCCCCGTGAGCCAGCCGACAACAGATGCCTTCGCCACCATGATGCCGGCGCCAAGCTTGTTCCATGACGACTCCATCGTCTTGGCGCTTTTGCCCGTATGCTGCACGATTTGGTCGAGCTGCTTCGTGAACAGGTCACGCAGCTTCACGACAATGGCGAGCTCGGCTTCGGTGCTCATGCCTTCGTCTCCTTGCGAAACTCGCCGCGAATTCCGAGTGCCGCGAGGGCTCCCTCGCAGAACGACGCCGCTTGATCGAGCCAGCCGCCGGGGTCAGGCAGCACCCCGCATTCGATGAGCGACGCACTCTGGATGACGCGGAACTCCCGCGGGCCGGCCAGAGCATAGGGGCAGCGCTTGATCACCACGTCGCACTCCATGCGCAGCCAGTGTTCCTGGCGCTCTGTGTCTTCCGTGCAGCCGTACTCACGTCGCTTCGCCTCGTCACAGTTCACGCATGACCGCCGCGGGACGCGACCTTCGCTGATCGCGACGGCCATGGTCAGTTTTTTCGATCCGCGTCGCTTAGCGCCGAACGCGAGAAAATCTCCCAGGCCAGTTCCATCTGCACCTGCGAGGGTAGGCGCGCCAACGTGTCGTCCTGCGGTATACCGTTGCGGTCGAGCACGCACGCCACTTCTCGTCCGCCGGCGTCCCGTAGATTGCGCCACCCCGCGAGCCCGGCCTTGAGCACCTTCACCTTCCAGGTGCCCATCGGGACGTCCTTGAAGTCACCACGCATCAAGTCTTCAATTTCCGACCTGGCGCGCAGTGTCAATGGTCGCAGGACGAACACCGTCGGGTTCTCGGTTTCGCGCTCTTCCGCGAGCTTGAAATCCCACTCTTCGCGTGCGCTCAGTGCTATCATCCCTGTCCTCCTTACGAATGCGTTATCGTGAGCTCGTCCTCGCCCGCCGCCGCCGATCCGCGCAGGTGGTAGGCGATCTGCGCCGTGGCTACGCCATCGCGGTCGCCCTCGGTGATATCCGTGATCTGCAGCGCCGGCGCGGCAAACGCGATCGTGTTGCCCGCGGCACTTCCGAGATTCATTGCCAACGATCCCGTCGTCGGCGTGTGCCAATAACTATAGAGATCCTGCGTCGCCTTGAGCACCAGGTCGAGGTCGAACGATCCGTTCGGATCCCTATCGACGATCTGCGCGTAGGCAAGGCCTGTCGTCGAGTTGGCGTTGCTTCTGAGCGACACCGAATTGCCCAGGTCGAGCTCGAACTGCGAGAAGATCGACGTAGTCCACGCCGTACCGAAGTTGAACGTGCACGCCGAATTCCTGAACGCCGCCGGCGTCGTCGTCTCGTAGGTGACACCCGTGAAGAGCGCCGTATCAGACTCTGCCGAGAAGATCCCCTGGAACGAGAACTCGGCGTACATGATCTGGTTGGCCGTCCCGCTGAACTTCACGTTGCCGCGGGCACCGTACATGAGGTAGTTCTTGCCGTCGATCCGCGCGCACATGGTCAGCGTGGACGAGTCGGCATCGTCGCTATCCGGGGCGTAGATGACATTGGCAGCGATCGTCTGCGAGAAACCGCAGCCACGCAGAAGGACGCCGAAACTCGGCGGCGTCGCCGCGGTGCCACTGCCCTTGATCTCGACCTTGCAGTCCAGCGTCATGGTTTTGACACCGGGCAGGGACTTGATTCGCGACAGCGTCGCCCTGATCGGCGACCTCGGCATGGGCTCGGCGTTGACCTTCCAGCTGACGACCTCAGCGAGGATGCCCGCATCCGCCGCCGCCAGCGTCTCGAGTGAGCCCTTGGTCGCCTCGACCTTCGCCGCGATCTGACATTTCCTGCGAAGCATGAGTCTGTTCTCCTATGCCGTGTACGGGTCGCCGACGCGGTGCCTGTACTTGATCTCGATTTCCAATACCGTGCCGCCCAGGCCCTCGAGCTCCTCGCTCACGGCCTCTCTGGCAGCCATTACCTTCGTGTCGATCGCAAGTCCGCCGAGGCTCGGATCGACGCCGAGCGCTTTCTCGATGTCCGCCTCGATCGCGTCGATCGCCGCCTCGAGCTCGCGCCGTTCCTCGACCATGGCGAGCAGCGTCACCGTCATGGTTGCCACCGTGCACGAGACGAGGTGATCCTTGCGCACGTCGGCCGAGAGAATGCACACGGCGTCCATGTTGGCCATCGCCGGGATCCCCGTGGCCGAGCGGTGGACGCTCTTCACCGTCCGGCTATAGCCGTTCGTCGTCGTCACGGTAGCCAGGCTTGCGAGCAGCGCGTCGAGGATCTGTGTCTTACGGGCGTCCGCCACGGAAGATCCTTTCCGCCGTCTGGGCGAGCTTGCCTGAGAACACCTGGACGTAGAGCCTGATCGACTCGGCGAACTTCATGCGCGGCTTGATCGTCACGCTCTTCTTGAGCTGGTACCACGCCTGAGCGCGGCCCTTCTTGGAACGCGACGCCTTGCCTCCTTCGGTCTTCTTCGCGCCCATCAGGAACACCTTGCCGCTTGGCGCCTTGTACACCCAGAACGTGTAGTCCTTGGGCAGCGTGTTCCTAAGCGATCGCCCATGCCCGCTTGGGTAGCGCGGGACACCCGCGGGGGTCACCGCCGGGCTGCCCATGAGCGGAATCGCCAGCGCCTTCGCCTTCTTGGCAGTGATCTTCCCGCCGTGTTCCTGCAACCTCGCGTATGGCGCATCGGTCGCGAACCGCGTCTGCGAATCCAGGCCCTTGCCTGAGACCTCGAATCTGAAACTCCTCGCGAGGCTTCCGGTACGGCGCCTGAGCGCCCCGGATCCGCCGCTGAGTCTACTTGCCACGAAGCGCTTGAGTGCGTAGCGCGACCAGTCGACGAGGCTTGTACGCGTGCCCGTAGAGAAGCTCTGCGACATCTTCTTGAGCGTGGCGTTGAGCTTCGCGTGCGCGACCTCGAGGGTGGCGCTCTCGGCACTCATACCGCTGCCCTCCGATACGACTTGAGCACTTCCTCGACGCCGGGCAGCCAGGCAACGTCGCCCTTCCATGACACCGAGGACTCGCCAACGCTGATCGAGTCGGCGCCGATCTGCTTACGCGTGTTGTACAAGAACATCGCCTGCCGCGCCGCGGCCTGCGCCAGGTCGGGATACGTGGCCATGAGCTTCTCGGTCGTCGCCGCCATGCCGCCTGTGTACACGACCTTGAGCGCCTGGGGGCCGGGTGCAAGACCGGCTCGGACGTACAAGATCCCCGTCTCTGTGGCCACTCTGTACGTCGTGGCGTCCACCGCAGACGTGAACAGCCACATCGGATCGTTCCAAATTCCCTCGCCAGCACCCACGATTGACGTCACCGGCGTCGAACGTAGAGCAAAAACGAAGTCGCCAGCGTCGACGTCGAAATATTGCGTCTGTTGTACGCGTTGCACGGCGCGGTTCATGAACCGTTCGGCTTGTGTCGAGACAGCCTCGATCATGTGCTCGATGAGCGCGTCGTGCTCGGTCTCGTCGCCCTTGATGCCGACGAGGGCCTTGACGTAGGCGAGGGTCACGAACTCCATGGCGTTACTCACATCTGCCGGTTGAAAGGCGTCACCATCGCACGGTTGCGATAATGGCACACCATTTTTCTCTTCACGTCCTCTCTGGGCGTGAACTCCTCACATCGCCTGCGCTTCTTCTCGCAGTACGTCGTCTCTTCTTCTCGCACTATCTGTGTCTTCTGCCCCATGTCATTGCCTTTGCGTGTAAGCCCGGCGCCGGGTCGAGCGTTGCTATTCACGCTCGACCCGGCCCAAGCCATTGAGACTAGGACGTAGTGTCGTCGATCAGGCAGATAGAGTTCGGGTTGCGTGCTCCGAAATCGCAGGAGTACGTCGCCCTGATCTCGATCGAGTTCTGCGCCCAGGCGTTGCCGCCCGTGTCCGTCGCAGCGAGCTCGACACCGCCCCACTCGGCCAGCAGCATGTCCGTCATACGAGCGAGAACGAGATTCGCCAGATTCGTCCCGCTTCCCTTCGTCTCGGCAATCGAGACGTTGGTGCTCAGGTGCACCGGAATCCCGCGGATTTGCTTGAGCGGTGCCATCTGGATGTTGCCAGGGACTCCGCTCTGCGGGTTATAGAGGAAGTTGTTCGCCTCGGACGCGACGATGAGTTGCGTGATGTTATGCCACGTCCGCGGGTGCATGATGAACGCGCGCCCGTCCTGGGGAACGTTGTCCAGATCGAGTTCCAGGATCATGTCGTCGAGAAGCGCCTGCGTGATCACGCCACCATTCGTGCCGATGTCCACGTTATTGATCGATGCCATGTTGGCCATTCCGGTGGGACACGGGGAAGCGGTCGTCGCCAGGCCTTCAATGCACGCCTCGTCGACTGCGGCCGCCAGCGCGTTCGCCATGTCCTCTCGGACGATCTGCTCGGCCGCTCCGGCCGAGGTGTTAACGAGGAACTTGCTGAGCTGCACGCGGTGCGCCGCGAACTTCGGGCTCAAGGAAAGCTGGCCGGGGGTCGGCGCGCTTTCAGTGATCGACCCGTTCTGCGCGAGCCAGTACACCGTACCGCCTGCCGTCGCCTTCGGGATCAGTACCGGGGCGCCGGTGCACGGCAGGATGCGCATGCCGGCCTGACGGCATACCATCGCCGAACGATACACGGCGATGAACTCCTCGGGCAGAAACTCTGTGCCAACCCAGTATCCGCCGGCAGAGCCGCTCGCCCATGCGATCGCCTTCTCTTGCAGACCCGCGAACTTCTCCGCGGTCTTCTGCATGCAGCGATACTCGTAAGGCGCGATCGCCGGGTTGCGCTGAACCTGCGCTTTGAGGAACCGGATGATCGAGAACTTGTCGGGAGGCGGGAGGTCCGACGGCGACTTGCTCTGCGCCTCACGGATCCGCTGCTCAAACAGCTTCTCCATCGGGTCACACGCCGTGCCCGGCAACGTAGGCTGGGCGGAATCCTCGGCAGTCGGCGGAATCAGCGCCTTGCCGTTTTTCTCGATCGCCGTGACGCGCTCGCGAATCTTCGCGTTATCCTCGATCATCGGCGCAGTAGCCTTGGCCACGGCGTCCGTGACCAGTTGTCCAAACTCGTCTTTGGTGAACTTCATGTTTCTCCTAGCCTTTCAGGCTATGGGTTGCTAACTTTCGAAGACGCTCTCGTACAGGGATTTCTCGGCACCGGCGTCTTCCTCGGCACCAAGGTCCAACTCGATCAGGTCGTCACTACACTCGACGATCTCCACATCAGAGTCACTGTCACCGTCCGCGGTCCCAACGTCATCGCCGGCGTCTTTAGCGCCTTCGCCGGCGGCGGCGTCATCAGCTTGCGCGTCGGATAGCGGCTCCCGTGGTGCCGTCTTGGTCGTGAGACCATCGATCTTCTTTTCCAAATCCGCGAACCTCGCCTCGCAGCGCGTGAGCGCGGTAAGCACATCGCCGAGGGTAGGCGCGGTCGCCTCCTCGGTAGTCTTCTCGGTTTCGTCCTGAACTTCCGGAATCTCTTCCTTGCAGGCGTCCGCAAGCGCGTCCTTGACCGTGGCGGAGGCCTCGAGGCTCTGCGTGTCCTCGTGCGCGTCGGTAAGCCACACGTCGAACGCACGGCGCTCGTTCTCTGTCGGTTCCGCCTCGAGCGCCTTGTTCGTGATCAGCGCCTCGGGATTCGCGCCCACCGGGCAGGCCGAGAGCTCGAGCAGCTCCTGCTTGAGAAACTTCCTCCCCGGCCACAGATCCGGCTTGGCCTTCTTGCGCTTGAGCTCTTCTTCGCTGACCTCGTCAATGCGCTCGCTCTTTTGCGACTGGAAGCCAACCGAAACGCCCTTGAGAAACCCCTGCTGGTAGTGCTGGAAAACTTGCTCGGCGAACTCGTTGATATCCGCCGGGGCGAACTCGATCTCGAACTTGAGCTTCTCGCCATCCTGCACGACGTTTACCGCACGTCCGATGGGCAGCAGATCTCGACGATGCGCCCAGAGGAACACGGGGTTCCGCTTGTAGTTCTTCGTGTCCCAGCCCTCAACCGCAATCTCGTCGCCGTAGCGGTCACGCGTCGCGGTGGAGCCTACAAACTTGAGAATGCGATTATTCGCACCCGTGGCCTTAATTTCGCAATCTCGCAGTTCGAACTTATCCATGACTACTCCTTGCGCGTCGCGCGCGTGATTATCAGTAGGAGATCGAGTTTCTCTTCGCTTTTTGTGCTCACGGCCTTACATGTTTCTTTAGATCATCCGACATAGTTTTGACTGCTTCGAGAATGGCGACAATATTTGTTTCGTTGCGCACGCCTCGAATGAGCAACTGATCGAGTACTTCGTCTACCTTCGCCCAGCGTGTCAGAGCGATTGACTCACACCATTCTTGCCGATCAGCGATGGCCTTGACCGCCAACGTGGTCTGCTCGCGCAATTGAACCAGCGATACCGACGTCTGCTCGCCTCTGGCGCGTACGTCGTAGTACCCGCCGACAGCAGTGGTCAGTGTCGCCAACAGCGCTACGGCAGTCGCTACAGTGCCAAGCCAGTTGGCACTACTCTTCGCCATTAACTCACCGCCATCATTGAACAACGACAATTGATAACTTCACCAGGTGGACCGTTGACGTCGCTCGGATACAGACACCCGTTGGGATATTCCTTGCCAATCGGCCACGCGCCGAGTGCCATGCACGCCAGGTGACTTTCTCGCGTGACCTCGTCTCTGGCCGCGATCCACATATGCTTCTTGACGCCGGCGATGACCTCGCACTCGCGTTCGACGCCGTTGGCCGCCTGCGCGGTCTCGGTTCTCGCGATCGTCAATGCTCGTGCGCGCGAGTCCCGCATGGCCGTGAAGACGTTCTCTTGCAGGGTCGAGATCGAATACCCCTGGCGCTTGGCCTCGACAACGAGCTTGCGCACAACTTCGTTGATGCCCTTCTTGTTGAGGTTCTCAACGATCTTCATGGTCTTGCCGTTGAGGAACCGCACGATCTCCTT